TGTTTCAGGAAGTACTAACAAAGTAGGGCAATTTGGTACTCTTTTAAACTCTAACAGAAACCTAGTACAGGGTTGGAACAATAAAGCTTCTAACGTACAGGATAGTTTAGTTGTAGGAAGAGAACACTTTGTTAACAGGGTGAGTCACTCTTTAATAGCAGGTCTGGGTATAAGAACTACTTCAGACGAAAACTACAATAACATTAGTGAAGCCTGTCTTGCAGTAGCTAGGTGGGATGACTCTTTTGGATTTCCTAAGATTCAAGGGGTAGCTCAAGTTAACTTAGGCTCTGGTAATCAAAACTATAGAAACTCCCACAACTCTCAGACTATGGGTAGAGGATGCATAGTAGGCTCTAGCAATAATAATGAGTCAGCTCATAACGCAATGGCTATAGGTTATGCTAACAGAACTTGGTTAGATAATGGTTTCTCTGGTGGTAACAACTCAGATTGTTTTAGTGATAGTGGTATGGCATTTGGTCATGGTGCTGTAGCTAGTAAAGCTGATTCTAACTTTGCGTTTGGTAAAGGTGTTACTACTCCTGTAAGTGGAAGCTCGGCAGAGTCTGATGGTCAGGTTGCGGTAGGTAGATATAACAAGTACGACAACGGTGAAGATGAGTTCTTTAGTGTTGGTACAGGTACTGGAGATGGAGCTAGATATACTTCCTTTGCTATTCAAGATAGAACTGCTGATTCTAAAACAGACACTACAGGGTTTTGTGGAATTGTTATGAAGGCTCTTGCAGAATCTCCAATATATGCTAGTGACAGCGCGGCGGCTACAGGTGGTGTTCCTATAGGTGGTTTATATAGATATGGAGCAAGCGCATCAACAGCAAACAGCATTAGAATACGAGTAGTGTAAGGAGAATATTGTGATAACATTTAAAGTTACTGGTATTAAGCACGATGAAAACGGTGGTATTACTAAAGTAGAATGGACAGCTAAGAAAGACACTGCCATACCTGCTCGTCAATATGGAACAGTAGAATTTACACCTAACTCTGAAAGCAATAGCTTTGTTTCTTTTGAGTCTCTTACAGAAGAACAAGTATTAAGTTGGGTAGAAAGTAGCTTAGGGGAAGAAGCTGTAGCTCAACTCGAAGCAAACATAGATGCTGTTGTAGCTCAACACGAAGCAAAACAAAGTGAACCTACACAGCAAAACACACCGTGGCATGTAGACCCTGTAATGGCAATGATGGGTGACGCAGATGATAGAAGAAAGGAAGCATAAAATGACTAATGAAGCTAAACAAGCCGTAGATTTAGTCGCGGCTTCAACAGGTGTTGCGTCATTAGCGGCGTGGCTACCTCCATTGGCTAGCCTGTTTACTATTATATGGCTAGGTCTTCGTATTTATGAATCACCTACAGTACAGAAGATTATCCATAAAAAGTGAAAAGACTATTCTGTTTGCTAATGATGTTGTCATGGGTAACTTTGGCTGACAACACACAAGAGGGTTCTCTAAATACGTTTCATGGGGACAATAGTACAACAAACAGTAATAACGTAACAACAGATACATCAACTAGTAACACGTACAACGGTGCAGGAAGCAGTAGTGAAATACCAGTAGGCTCTGCTATTACACCAAGCTATATGTCCAATGGTATGGATACTTGTCTTAAAGGAACAGGCGGTTCTTTACAGACAGTAGGGTTAGGGATAAGCACAGGTAAATATGATGTAGACCCTAACTGTGACCGTAGACGAGATGCTAAGCTGTTGTCAGATTTAGGTATGAAAGTAGCCGCAGTAGCTAGGTTATGTGAATCAGTAGAAGTATGGAGAAGTATGTTTCTGTCAGGTACGCCCTGTCCCATACTAAGCAATGGTAAGTTAGTTGTAGGTAAGAGAGCTATACTAACTATGAAAAGACAGCCAGAGATTTACATACCTGATTACAATGAAGATACTAAGGAATGGTATAACACTCTACTAAACATTGGAGGAGAGGACACGGATGAAGAAGATGATACTATCTCTGTTAGTGCTAAGTTCCGTAGCACAAAGCAGTGAGTTAGACAACCTAATTAATGCTTCTAGTGCTATGGTAGATCAAATAGATAGAGGTATTAAGTTAGTCGGAGCGGCTACAGAATATTCATATCAAGGTAGTGGGTTATCTGACGGTACGTTGTCTAGCACAGCGCATATTAGTTCTGAGCAGTTGCAAGCATATAATGATGCGTTGTCAGGTATGTCTACTTATCAGCCGTTTGGTGATATAAAGAAAGTATTAGAAGACAAAGCTGTTACAGAACTTGGACTAATGGATGAAGCTATCGATACGTTTACAGAAGTAGTTGTAGACATGATTGCTGTTCAAGAAGTAGCAGAGATGGCAGAGTCAGCATCTAGCCCACAAGAAGAAGCAGACCTACAATCATTTGTAGCAGAGAATCAAGAAGTGTTAACCATTACGCAAGAAGAGGTTGATACTTACAACACAAGCATGGATGACATTGAAACACACGCTAACAACGCTAGCGCATACACAGCCGTAGCAAACAATGAACAAGCTGTAGAGTTTCTAGAGCAAGGGATTGAGAACGCAAATACCACAGCGGAGCAGACTAATATATTCTATGATGCAAACGCACAGTGGGTAGCTATGGGGTATAACACTACTAGAAACCTAACAGCAGTATACTTAAACGGTCAAAGCTTTAACTTAGACTTGTATATGTCAGAAGCAGATGTACTGTTAGCAGGGGCTGAGTCAGAGTATTATTTAACTGGGCCAACTAGTAAGGGTTATAATTGTTTCATGTACGAAATGGAGTGTGAGCTTTGAGTTTAGATACAACAGAATTAAAGATTGGTAAGACTACGTTTAAAGGTGCTTGGATTGCAGTAGTGTTTGCATTAGCATCAACTATTGGTGGTGGTGTGTGGACAGCTTCAAGTCTGTATTCTAGATTAGAGATTGTAGAAAAGAAATCTTCTAATGTCAAGCCTCTTGTAGAAAAGGTAACTCTAATAGAGCAAAGATTAGAAGACAACGATGTGAGCCAATTAAAGGGCAAATTAGCCACTTTAGGTACACGCCTAGATACCCTACTAAGTCAGCAGAAAAACCTCTTAGAATTGAAGGACGAGGTTGCTGAGCTATCTAAGGACATTGAGAGTATCCGTGGTATAGTCACAGCCGCTGAAGTTCTTACTAAAGATTTAGGCGATACTCAGAAAGAACTCAAGAAGATAAATAAAGACCTTGATGACGTATGGGATGGGATGGACTACCTGTCTAATCCTCTAAAGTAGGAGATAACATGGCTAAGAAGAAAGACCCAAGACTAGCAAGAGCAGGTGTATCAGGATACAACAAGCCAAAGCGTACACCTAATCATCCTAAGAAGTCACATGTTGTTGTGGCTAAAGAAGGCGATAAAGTAAAGACTATACGCTACGGTCAACAAGGGGTTAAAGGTGCAGGTAAGAATCCTAAGACTGCCTCAGAGAAAGCAAGACGCAAGTCCTTTAAAGCCAGACACGCTAAGAACATCGCAAAGGGTAAAATGTCTGCGGCATATTGGGCAAATAAATCCAAGTGGTAGGAGGTCGGAATGTACAGGTATAGCAAGCCAAAGAAGACTAAGAAAAAGAAAGTAACTGTCAAGAGAAAAGGAAAGAAACGTGCCTACTAAAAGAAAACCTGCTAAGAAGAAGTCTACAGTAAACTCAGCAGGTAACTACACTAAACCAACCATGCGTAAGAATCTGTTTAACAAGATTAAAGCAGGTAGTAAAGGTGGTAAGGCAGGTCAATGGTCAGCTCGTAAGGCACAGATGCTAGCTAAAGAGTACAAAGCTAAGGGTGGAGGATATCGGTAATGCCTCTAAAGAAATCACAGAAAAGTTTAAAGAAATGGACAAAAGAAAAGTGGGGTACTAAGTCAGGTAAGAATAGTACTCAAGGTAAGAAAGCTACAGGTGAGCGTTACTTACCAAAGAAAGCTAGAGAATCTTTATCCAAAAAGGAATATGCCGCTACCTCTCGAAAGAAGAGAGCAGATACCAAGAAAGGTAAACAGCATAGCAAACAACCAAAAAGAATAGCTAAGAAAACAGCTAGATATAGAAGAGGTAAGTAATGGGACTTGAAACAGTTACTAATGGTAAGATTCACGAGTTAAATGATGATAACCCTTTAGCGTCTGATGCAGTTAACAGAGGTGACGATCACATTCGTAATATCAAGAAAGTAATTAAAGAAACTTTCTCTGGTATTAACGATGAAGGTGCTGATGCAGTACCTGTTACGGCTGAGAGTGCTGAGCTAAATATCTTAGATGGCGCTACTATTACTACGGATGAACTAAACATTCTTGATGGCGTTACAGCTACTGCCGAAGAAATAAATGTATTAGACGGAATCTCCGAAGATTTAGAAGCGGCTGATCTTAATATCTTAGACGGCGTTACCGCTACTACAGCCGAGCTAAACCATGTAGGTGGTGTTACTTCTGCTATTCAAGATCAGATTGATGATAAGCAAGACACGTTAACAGCAGGTAATAACATCACTATAGATGCTGTTACAGAAAACGATGTCACTACTACTACAATTACAGCTAGTGGCACTCCTTTTGTTGTTGTAGGAGATACTTCGGGAGTTATAACTGGAACTGCTAGCGGAGGTGTTACCCCAAGAAACCAGTGGATTAATATTCCAGTAACTGACATAGTATACCCCAGTAATACTATTAACGGATCGCCTTCAGTACCTACTGGTGTAAGCCTTAACAATAGTGGTAAGACTCTTACTCTCCCTGAGGGAACTTATTATTACGAAGCTTGGGCTAAGCTAACTAATACAAGTTATCAGAATAGCGTAGGTGATTTAAGAGTACAGCTTCATAGAGCAGGTACGGCTGTAGGATATCCTGCACATTCTAGTCTATACGAGCATGATACTTATAACTTCCCTAATCAGGGTATGTTTACCGTAGCCTCAGGAGGTCAGGACATTAGGCTTAGAATTTATAGGGCTAATGATAGTGGAGCAGTTTATTATGGTGCTAATAGTGTGTCAGGTGGGATGCAATCTCTTATTAAAATCTGGAAACTATAATTATGCCTTTTAAGAAGATAGAAGTAACCCGCCCTAGAGGGATTAACTCAGACCTATCTCCTTACGAAATGCCTAATGAGTTGTGGAGTAATGGTAATAATGTTGACTTTAAGGGTGCTAGGGTTAATGTAGCTTTAGGATATCAAAGAGTAATGAGTAGTTCTCCTTTAGGTACTATACCTAAACATGCTGTTGCTTTTAGAGAGGGTTCTACAGACTACTGGTATTATGCAGGTGATACTAAGATTTATAAAACTGACGGTACTAACCACACTAATGTAACTCGTCAAACCGATGACGCAGACGTAGACTACACTCCTGAGTTTAACACAGGTACAGGAGCTAGACAACATAACGGTTGGACTTCAAATGTATTTAATGGTGCTTTGCTGTTAAACAATGGCTATGACTTACCTCAAGTTTATGATGATAGTACAGGCAAGATGATAAACCTTACTGCTTGGCCTTCTACAGATAAATGTGGTGTAATACGTCCGTTTAAGAACTATCTAATTGCGTTAGATATTAATGAAGATGGTACTAGAAGACCTACTATGGTTAGGTGGAGCGATACAGCTCCTTTAGGAGACGTACCTCAGTCATGGGTTTCAACAGACCCTGCATCGCAAGCAGGTTACAATATTCTTCCAGACACTCAAGGGCAAGTTGTAGACGGTAAAGCGTTAGGGGATACGTTCTTTATCTATAAGAATGACGCAGTTTGGGCTATGCAGTTTATCGGAGGTAACTTTGTATTCTCGTTTAGAAAAGTATTTAGTGATGCAGGTATCTTGGCTAAAGACTGTGTTGCTGAATATGACAATAAACATTTTGTTATTGGTGTTGATGATATTTATGTTCACGATGGTACAACTAAGAAGTCTGTCATCTCAAACAAAATGCATGACTTCTTCTATAATGACATCAATACAGAACATGTTTCCAAAGTAAGGTGCGTTGCTAACAACTCTAGAAAAGAAATGATAATTTATTATTCTAATTCTAGCAGTCAAGATGGCATAGCTAATACCGCTATTACTTGGAACTGGGAGTCAGACTCTTGGAGTAAGCGAGACATTGGAAACATTAGTCACATTACTACAGGTCTTGTTGCTTTAGACGGTACAGACACTCGTCAGTGGTCTTCTTCTGGATCTGCTGTTACTTGGGAAGGTAATACAGGTGTGTGGGATAGCCAGACATATAACCCTGCTGTAGAATCCCTAGTATATGTGACTCAAGGCGCTAACGCTATTTCCTCTAACTTTAACTTAGGCAATACTGGCGTTGAGATTAAACCAGTTTCAGGAGGTGGGGGTTATCCTTACGAATCCTTTGTAGAAAGAGAAGGTATAGACTTTGGAGATGATAAAGGCTACAAGTATGTACATGCTATCTATCCTCACATGATTGGGGAAGGGACTATAAAGATATACGTAGGTACTGAAGAGTTTCAAGGCGGTGGTATATCATGGTCTGAGCCTCAAGAGTTTATTGTGGGTCAAGACTACAAGGTTAACTTTAGAAAGAGTGGTAGATACATTGCTGTTAGGTTTGAGAGTGAAGGTGGTTCATTGTGGGGACTAACAGGATACTCTATGGAATATAGCTTTGAGGGTAGACAGTGAGAAGAGAACGCGTTCCAATGCCTCCTCCGCAGACTATTGAAGGTATTCCTGTATACTTGCAGAACGAGCTACCGCGTATCTCTAGATTCTTAGGCGGTATTAGTGAAGTACATGCCTCAGGTATGTTCCTA